TCTTCAATGCTTCGTACACATACATTGCATTCAGTTCTATTGCCTACGTTAAGTACAACGGCGAGTGGACACAGTTTACACCTAAGGTAAACAACAACGGAACGTGGGAAGACCCACTTGCTATATACAAAAAGACAAACAGTCAGAACTGGAAGAGGGCATTCTAAATGGCTAACATTAAAATCTCAGAAATGACAGCTGCTGGTGCTGCTTCAGGTACTCAGGAGTTCGAAGTAAACGATGGTGGTACAACCAAGAAAGTAACGGGTGCTCAGATTGCAGCATACGTTAATGGTGAACTGACACTCGCTGACCTAGGTATTTCATCTAGTGCAGCTGAGATCAACTACACAGACATTGCTACCTTAGGTACATCTGAGGCAAGTAAGGTAGTTACAGCAGATGCTAACGGTGACGTTACTCTCTCTCAAGAACTTAAGGCTACCTCTTACAATGAGTCCTATGTAGCAGTCACCTCTTCAGGTGCAGCTACTACAGTGAACTGTGAGACTGGTAACACATTCAGCCACACGCTGACAGAGAACACTACGGTCACCTTCAGCAACCCACCTGCTACTGGTACAGCTTACAGCATGTCTGTAGAGATCATCCAAGATGCAGGTGCTTCTGGTTACACAGTTACATGGCCTACAAGTGTTGACTGGCCAGCTGCTACAGCACCTACACTCACAGCTACTGCCTCAGCGGTAGACGTATTCGTGTTCACTACCCGTGACGGTGGTACTACATGGTACGGATTTACAGCTGGTCAAGCATTAGCATAAGGAGCTACAATAATGGCTACTAAGAAAAAGATGCTACAGGCTGCGGCTGGTAATGCTGGTGGCGAAGCCCTGAACGTAGAAGATGTGTTCAGCACTTATTTGTTTACACCAAACACCTCTGGTAATTACTCTGTTTCAAATGACATTGACCTTGATGGTGAGGGTGGTCTTGTATGGCTAAAGCAAAGAGATGTAACGGCAAACCATCTTCTTTACGATACTAATCGTGGTGCATCTGCGGGGCGTTTAGCATCAAACCTAGATAATGGTGAGGCTTTGGCTGGCTTTTACTTTGACGCTTTTAACTCCGATGGTTTTACAGTCAAAGATATGAACAACGATGATATGGCCTCTTGGACATTCCGCAAAGCCCCTAAGTTCTTTGATGTGGTGACTTATACGGGGACGGGTTCTGCCCAGACTATTGCTCATAATCTTGGGTGTGATGTGGGTTGTATTATCATTAAGCGCACTGATACGGCTGGTAACTGGCAGGTGGGTTTCCCAGAGCAAGGGTCTCTGGATTGGATTTACGGTATATTGGAGCTTACGAACTCTATGCCATCGGCGTCCTACGGTCAGCTTTTTCTAGGCTCAAAACCAACAGGAGATAGCATTGACCTAATAGGCGACAACACTGGCTGGAACGCCTCTGGAGGTTCTTATGTGATGTACCTCTTCGCCCACAACGATGGTGACTGTGAGTTCGGCCCCACAGGGGATCAGGATATTATCAAGTGTGGGAGTTATACTGGTGTCGGCACCGGCGCAGTTGATGTTGACCTTGGGTTTGAGCCTCAGTGGTTGCTAGTTAAAAACGCATCTCGTACATCAGGTTGGTCCTTGCAAGACGTTACGAGAGGGATGTCTCACACTCAGTGGCACATTATTTTTCCTCACACATCTGGGGCAGAATTTCCAGTTGCAGCAGGTCGTGTAGTCCCAACTGCAACAGGTTTTACTATCAACAACACTGGTTCGAACGACTTAGGACAGGCTGGTGATACTGTAGTCTACATGGCCATTCGCCGTGGTACTAAAGTGCCTGAGAGTGCGACTGAGGTGTTTGCTATGGATACTCTAGGCTCCACTACTCCTAATCCACCTTCGTATTACGCTGACTTCCCTGTTGACTTAGGTATGATGAAGAGTAAGACAGTAGGAACAAACCTCTGGAAAATATGTTCTAGGCTCACAAGTGGAACACGCCTAAGTACTGACACAAATGGTGGAGAGGCAACCGACACTCAAGCTCAGTTTTACTTCCAAGACGGTTGGTATGATGCGGGGGATTATGTTGATAGTCAGTATCAGTCATGGATGTGGAAACGTGCGCCGGGCTTCTTCGATGTCGTTGCTTACACGGGTACTGGTTCTTTGACTCCTATTGGTCACAACTTGGGAGTTGAACCTGAGTTGGCTATCTTTAAAAGACGTTTTGATACTCAGGACTGGTGGGTAATTCAGTATCCAGAGGATTTGTCTCTTAGGTTAAACACAACCGCAGCGGGTACAACGGCTGACGCAGCTACTTATGGTGCAGTCACTTCCACAACTATGGTTCCATACCTCAATACAAATGGTCAGGCATACATAGCCTACCTCTTCGCAAGCCTCCCCGGTATATCTAAGGTGGGGAGCTATACTGGTAATGGCACAAGTCAAACTATCGACTGTGGCTTTACGTCAGGTGCTAGGTTTGTGTTGATTAAGAAGACATCTAACTTTGGTCATTGGATCGTATTCGACACTGAACGTGGAATTGTTTCAGGAACTGACCCCCTCTTAAAGTTAAATGCTACAGACGCTGAAGATACAGGGTATGATGCCATTGATCCAGATAGTAGTGGGTTCATTATAAATGAATCTGGCGGCGCATTTAATGTGAACAATGAAAACTACATCTTCTACGCAATAGCATAATCAACTGACACAGGAGAATATCAATCATGTCAGAATACAGAAACAGAACAACAGGCGAAGTTAAAACACAGGGGCAATGGCGTTCAGCTAACCCCAACATGTCCCTGCCTCGTGTATGGAAAGGAGCCACACTGGATGCACTGGACCTAGATCCTGTACTTGCTGCACCTAAGCCTAGCACTGAGCAGTACGAGACAGCTCGACGTAACAGTGTAGTACAGGATGCTAACAACAACTGGGTTACAGCTTGGGAAGTTGTAGACATGTTCACTAGCTACACTGACGAGGAAGGTGTCTTCCACAGTAAGCTAGAACAAGAGCAAGCCTACCAAGCTGGTCTAGATGCTAAGGTAGCTGAGAGCAACCGTACTAAACGGAACACTCTCCTAGCTGACACTGACTGGACTCAGATGAATGACAGTCCTCTCACTAACGAAGTTAAGACTGCATGGGCTACCTATCGTCAAGAGCTTCGTGGGGTCACAGACCTAGACGCATGGCCTAACCTAGCAGACGATGACTGGCCTGTACAACCTTAACCGCAAGGAAACACTATGGCAACCAAAGACACATTAGACCAGATACGACAAGCAGCTGAGAATGACCTAGAGTTCTTCATAC